TAATCTCACCCTTTCGTTTACCATATTGTACCCTAAATGTTTCTTCTCTGTCTGCAAATTCTTTTTTAAGAGGTTTACTTGCTATCATAGTTTTAGCATTCTTCTCTGCTTTTTCCAATTCCCCATCCGAATCTTCCTCTTGATAATCCGGTGCCTCACAAACAGCCCATTCACCTGATGCTTTGTCTATAACAATCCACCCACCAAAATCCATATTCTTTGCTTTGCTGTACAGGTATCCCTGCATAAGATAACCAAAAGCATCATCTTCTTTTACCTTATTGTATCCACCAAACTCCCCACCAAATTTTTTGGAGAAAGCATACGGAGATGCTGATTTTATATCCCAAACTTTGCCATCAATAACAACGTCAAGAGTACCATCAAGTTTACAGGACTTTAAATCAAGGGACACTTTTTCTTGTTCTGATTCTACATTAACTTCTGATGCTTTCAGTATAACCATAGCAATTGCTTCTATTATATCACCAAATAAAAATCGCATAATTGAATTATACGCTATTTCTTTATCTGATCCATTCTTATCATGCCACTGTTGACATAATGGCCTACCTAAACCACTCATGCGTAATGAATAACTACCCCTGCCACGAGATATTTGTTTGACAAGAGCTTTTCCACAATTGTCTTTAAATTCTTCTATAAGTTCAGGGTCTAGATCAATGCCCTCTCTTGTAGCACGATCTAGAAACCCTTGCACTTTCATGAGAATAGGATTAAACACAACTTATCCGGTTGTTCCGTCTAAAACTTCACTAAAATTAGATAGATCACCAGCCTTAGTTCGTTTTTCCTTTTCCGTTTTCCATGCATTAATAACCTTCTTGTTTATAGCATCTCTGGTTTCAAAGAATTTATTCATTAATTCTTGATCACCATCCTTTGTTTGTATATTCTTTAACACAGAAAGGATAGGAACATAATAAGAATTACCACCAAGTTTCTTCCTTGAAGTAGCAACCTTGTTAACTGTATTACTCATAACCTGTTTCCGACCTATCATTTTTATATGATCACTAACAGGTATAAAACTTGATCCTCTTATATACCAAACAGAAGGAGTTTCATTCTTCATTTCTACCTTCTTGCCATCAGCATCTACAGGATCAATAAGTCTTACAGTATTATATAAAACCTGATTGCATTTTACACTTTTATGCAAAGTTAACTCTGGACTATCTTTTGGCAAATTATCTACTTCACTTTTTGTTAATCTACCACAACGAAAGTTGCCTTCAGTGTCATAGAAATCAGCACTTAAACTCGGTGTTTGAATTGTTTGACAACCAAAAGTATTTTCTTCAACATCCCATCTACTATAAGTATAGAATCTGCAGAATATCCTTAATTCAGCCTCTTTAGCATATACCATAGTATTAAGTTCGGGAATTTTCAAAGAGAATTGACCACGAGGTATATTTCTTCCCTCGTTATCTTCTTCACTATGATTAATGGAAAAACGAGGCAAACCTTGATTACTTTCAAGACTTGTATCATTTTGTCCTGTAAGAGCAGCTATTTCTTGTATAGACATAGTTTTCAAGGAAGGAACTGCACTTACCTTATTTACTGCAACGTCATTAGACATCATCACTTTTCTCCACTATCAGAGTGTTAAAACATTATCCATGTTAAGCCAATTATCACCCATTTTTAATTCAATGCCAATCGGCATATCATAGTTAATGTTGTATCTACGTTTAGCCTCTGATTTAATACTCAACATAGATTCTTTTAATATTTCAATTGCATCTTGTTCCTCTTCAGGATACACATCAAGAACAATTGAATCATGTACGGTATTGCATACCACAGACTTCATTCCTTTGTCAAGTAAAAATTTTCTTAAATTTATTAAAGCTAAAGGAAGTAGATCTGCTGTAGCAAATCCCTGTACAGGATAGTTTTTTATGGCTGTAGCATGGGAAGAACCCCCACTGAACACCCTACGAACATCAGGAAAATGATAAACCCTACCAGAAGGTAAAGTAATTTTCTTTTTCTGTATAGCCTCATTCTGCAATAGCACATGCCATCGTGCAACATCTGAATATCTGGCCTTAAATAAATCGTAGTAGGCGACTTCTTTTTCGGTTCCATAAGTACCTCCATATAATGGTTTAAATGTATGTGCTTTTGCTTCTTGTCTGGTAACTTCTAATGCTTCTGCAGAAAAGGTATGTACATCAAAACCTTTTGAAACATCCTCGTAGACCTGTTTATCTTTTGCTAAAAATCCTGCAACACGAAATTCTAACTGTGAATAATCTCCCTCAAGTATCTTACCCCCCTTCCACCTTGATACTATACAACTACGTACAGGAAAGGTGCCACCTCTCGGCATGTTTTGAAAATTTGGATTGCGAGAAGATAGTCTTCCTGTGGCAGTTACACATTGCATATAGTGTGGATGAATAAAATTTTTACTATCCAATCCCTTTTCAATGCCATCCACAAAGGTTCTCAAATAAGTACTGATAGCGTTGTACTTTATATAGGAACTTACAAATTTCTTTTGTTCTTTATTGGCAGTCAATGCTAAAGTTTCTAATGTAAGTCTATCTGTTTTAAATCCATGAGAACTTACATCATAAGAATCTTTTGGTACAAGTTTAAATCCTGCAACCTCTCCTGTAGGAATAAACATTAATCCCTCACCCTCGCAAGTCTTACAAATTCTTTTAGCCTTTCCTACTGTACCATCTTTTTTTAAAGGATTAAAATATCCTCTCCCTCTACAAGAGACACACCTCTTCGCCTCTGTCTGTTGAAGAACAGAAGTATTTGCTCTTACCTTCCTAACAAAGTCATCCCGTTTATATCTTCTAACCTGTTTCTTTTTTCTAGAATTTCCTCGTAGTTCATATCCTAAATTAAAAGTAGCAGACCAATACTTTTTATCCTGTACAGCCCGACTGTATAAAACTTTTGATCTATCCTCTGGACTGTCTAAATTTACAGGAGTGTCTCCCATTACACGTTTAACTTCTTCATCAAGAAATTCGTGTAACTCATTGTATTCATTGTTATATTGTTCTCTGATTTCAGTAAGAGAATCAGCATCAACTTTCATTCCGTTGTTTTCCATTTCAGTAAGAACTTTGCATAGGTCATTCATTAAATGAATAGTTGGAAAAAGACCATCATCTGCTTTTTCATGTTGTGCATGAAATAGTTGTTTAGTTACTTCTACATCTGCTCTACCATATTCTTCTAAAATATCCCAAGGTATATTGTCAAAAGATACACCATCTTTTAAATACTGTTCCGTTAAATCTACACGTTTTTCATCAAGGCCATACCTTTGGGAACATTGAGCCAAAGATAATCCTACCTTATCTCCACCATGTATAACATATTCTGCTATCATTGTATCATATAGTTCTTTATTATACTGAAAATTACAAGCAAGCAACCACTTTAAATCAAATTTAATGTTGTGTCCTACTAATATATCGGTATTATCCAGAACTTTTTGTAATATATCAAAGCCATTTTCTGTTGGTTCTTTATCTTTATGAGTAAAACAAAGGTAGCCCTCTTCCCATTTAGCAGTTTCATGATAGGATGTTCTTGTATCCGTAATGTAACCAACAGATACTAACATATTTCCTGTATAGGGATCAGCGTCTATTTTTCCATCTGTGTTCTTTTTAAATGTTGTTTCTATATCTAGTACTGTTGTTCTCAATACTCTTCTCCTGTATATAAAAATATAGGTGTGCTTTCCCCTACCCAAGACCCCACTACATTAAAATCAAAATATTCCATTGCCTGTTCTTCTGTCATGCCATCCCTTTCTATAAGTATGTTTATACACTCGTGTACATCATACACTAATAAATCCGGTTGTCCACATCTTCTACCAACACCTACTATTGCCTTATCAAATCCATCAGCTTTTAACATTAATCACCACCTCTGAATCCGTTTCAATCCATACTCTAGCTCCACAAGATAGAGGTTTATCAGGTCTGTAAATAATTTTACTCTCTCCTAGTATACTTACCTCATGTGCATACTTATTATCTTTATAGGTTTTAACAGTAATAACAGGTTTATTTGTTCCATGTTTTTGATTAAATTTTATATTGTGTTGATTTACGTGTATTCTTTTTTTCATAACTCATACCTTGCTCTAAAGATATCAATAGAACATGTTATCGTTCCATGCCATCCATTAAGTTTATTTTTAGATACACACAAGTGTCTTATATAATCTTCTTCTTCTCCGTAGTTTTTACCAATTCCAATAATTAAATCAGCCTCTGCTGCCTTCCCTGTTCTACTGTTCTCTAACATACTAAAATCCACTTCCTGTCTACCTTGTGCATCATACGATGCTTGTGATACAGCCCAAAGTAATACCTGATGCTTTTTTGCAAGAGTTCTTGATCCTTCATATAATGCTCTTAATTTTTCGTCAAGCCTTATAAAGTTACCGTTTATTACCGTTTTGTCAAGTTGATCTATTAATACTATGTCCGGCTTATGAACGTCAAGAAATTTATCAATTTCATTTAAAGATATACCTCTACCTTCTAACAAATCAAAATTAGGTTCTATTTCTTTTTTGTATATAACCATTGAATCTTCAATGTGTTCTTTTAATTCATCAACTGATCTTCGTAAGTAAGCAGAGAATACTCTACCTTTAACTAACCGACCCGGCTCTTCGTTGGCAAAGTATGCCACTTTAAATCCCTGCCTTATATACTCTGCAACCAAGTATGTACAGAAGGTTGTCTTCCCTGTTTCCGGCCTAGCAAAAACTATACCAAGATTACCCCTTCCTGCACCGTTTAATTTATCAGCAAGAGGTTGTAGTTC